AAACGGCGGGCTGATCGAAACGCGCGAAAACTTTGCGGGAAGCAGGTATCGAATACTCAGGCATGGCATAGGACTGCGTAGGAACAAGGGAGGAGAAAAAGGGTTCAATAGAAGCGGCAAATTTAAGGCGGCCGGGAACGACATGACCGCTGGTGACACAGCCGAGATAAGTCGAGCTGGTCAGAAGGTCGCCGTCGCGGGGGATCCATCGCGGCGGCGACACAAAAGGGGCTAGTGTGAAGAAGCTAAGGCAGACTGCACTGCCTTGTGCTCCTTCAGGCGCTGGACGATCGCGGAATCGACACGACCCTTGCGCAACAAAGTCAAAAGGATATCCCACTGATGATCGGTCATCAGGTCGATGTGTTTCACCTCCAGTGAGGGTAACCACATATTGACACGATCCTTCCCCGTCCGCTGATCGCGCAATTTCACACATGGGACGCCATTCTTGTCCATGAAGACTGAAACCTGGGGGGGCGGGGCAGAGGACGAAACCTCGGAACGAGCGGGAGAACTCTTCTTTGATTCCTTCACGCCAGCTCCATCGGCTGGCGACTTGGGAAAAACCGTCTTACGATAGGTCTCGATTTCAGTAAGTAAAGCAGCGGTGACAGGTAAAAACTCATTAGTAGAACCAGTTGTGGCAAAGTGCCAGCCAACAACATGGCCATCTTGGATAAGACAAGTATTACAATCACCAACATCAGTCGCGGCGTCATGGACAAGACGACCGCGCGTTGTGTAGATACGACCATGCGAGACGAAAGTCGGGAAATTCTTCATACGAGTGAGGACTACATCACCTTCTTTAGCGACAGCCAAACCACCGGCAGAAACAAAGCCACTGACATTAGGTTTGGGAGCGATGTAGATCTGTTCAACATCGTTAAAAGAATGTTTAGGTCCGAGAGCGCGTTCGAAAGCAGCCACTTGTGGCCAAGCGGCATGCACAATTTCACGAACGTGAGAAGAGTAAAAAATATTGGGACCAGAAGCGGAAACAACAGCAGCTCCAACGGCGTTGTTAAGAACATGAAGACCTTTAGAGAAGCTGATGGAAAACGATGGTGCACGAATAGTCGCTTCAGGTTGAGGAACTTTAGCATCGGCAAAAGTGACAGTGGGTTGGGGACGTTTGGGGACAGGAGGGGTGGCCTTGATAGCAACAGCTTCAGAAGCGTAACCGTCAAGGACAGAAACATCGCCACCTTCATCCTCTTCAGGGGTGAGGTCGCGATAAAAATCGTCCTCATCCTCAGACTGGTCAAAATAGTCAGAATCGTCCTCAATCTCCACATCATCATAATAGCCATCGTTAAGAGAAACAGACAAAAATGCATTAATATCACCACTAAGCGCGGCGTCGTACATTGCATCGGACAACTGGAAGGCATCAGCGTGATCAACAACATAACGCAGATAGCGGTCAGCATCAATCAAATTAGAGACACCAGACACATCAAAGTCTTGATCGACTTGGATCCATGATGAAGTGTCGAGATCGTAGATAAATTTGAACTTGCGGCCTTTAACCACACGAGCTGGGTCTTTAATTCGGACAAGCCGTTTACGCGCAGCACGTCCAGACTTATTTTTCCCCTTGGCTTCAACAATGACACCACTCCACTCACGATAGTGGTCAGGAGTACCATCGTAGGGGACGAAGACAAGATGACGCTTTCCTTGAGGGTCGACAACTGTGCGCGGAAAGAACCTCTGAACCTGCGGTAAAAGGACAAAGAAACGGTACAACAAGAAAGCGCAATAAACAGCAGCCGGAATAGAAGCACCAAGCGCGAAGGCCAAAAAGATATAATTGGTGGAGAACAGATCCCAGAGTTCACCAATCACTTCACGACCAACATCATAAATGTAGTGGAAACCTTGAACACGACCAATGAGAGTTTTATCGCCAAGGCGGCGTCTCAAACCTTTCTCACAGTCATAGCGATCACGCCAAAACATTTTCAACTGCTTCTCATTGCCAAAAATAGCACCAAGCGGATTGCAAGTGCTAGGGTTGTCAGCAAGGCAAAAATAATCATCCATAAGAAAGTAATCAGAAAGCAAAACGTTGTCACGGCACTCGCTGACAACACGGTCAGCAACATCATTGCTATGGAAAAGATTAGCAAGATTACGGCTAGTGACATCACTGGGGTCAATCTTCAAATAGGCACCGGACAGAGTTTTGACACCGGCGTTAGGGTCTGATATCTCGCACGCACTGGAGTACACATTAGCACGACGGGCGAAATAAGTGACAGGCACCCAAACAAAAGTGGCCGTACCACCAGAAAAAGAACCAGATGGCTCATCACCAGGGGGTTCCTCAATAGCAGTGACAGCGGCAGACTTAACATTGTCAAAAAGCCCCTCATAAAGTTTCGGTTTGTCTCGGCTCAGGGTCGCAAATGTGGCAGTGGACGAATCCTCAGACTTGACAACTACGGGCTTGGTATGATCAGTCGCACTGGCAGGAAAGAGAGTGGGCTTCACTCTGCCAGGCAAATGAAAGAGACTCAGACAATAAAGATAACGAAACAAATTACCAAGTTTGGTGACATTCTTCGTGAGAGCTTCCAAGTTGAAACTGGCGACCCCGACGGTAAGAACCATGAGGCCACCAACAAAAAATTTCCAAAACTCCAGAAGACCGGAAGATTTTTTTGTGACAGTTTCGAGACGAACGCTCCGATAGCGCTTGCGAAAAGCCTCCCAAAACTGTTGAGCAAAGACAACAAGACCGACAAGAAAAGCAAGAACGATAGAAAAAACCGACCAGTCGCCGGCCGACATAGAAACTCGATCGGGCGGGCGAGTGGCCGTGGAAATGTCTTCAGCAATATCTTCCGCCTTAAGGTAAGGTGCATCAGGCGCCACCTTACCTTTAGCAGTAGCTTCTTTGTGGGCGGATTTAGCCTTGCTAGACATTTCGACATTTTTCTTGGCAATACGGACTTGGCTGGCAGCGTGTAATGTCCAATTCTGCCACGTGTCAACAAGCTTGACGTGGCCAAGATGCACCAGCCACTCAAAAAGTGTGGGCTCAGAATCAGCCTTGTGACTGGCAAGATTCAAGAAAACCCGCACACGGTGGATAAGGTACATCGGGAACAGTAAGTGGCACCAAAAGGGTAAAAAGGCCATAACCCCAAAATTTAAAAACCAAGCAAGCAAGACAAACGGAATGACCGAACTATAATTGTCGGAAGTCGGCGGTTTTGAGCCAACAGCCTGGTAAGAGGAGCGATAAATCCACACAAGAACAGTGTAGACGGTGCTGATGATCCCGCCGACCCCGAAAGAGGTGCAACGAGTAACAGCGAGCATGAGACTGACAACCATGCCGGCAAAAGTGTTATCACCATACTGCAGGAAAAAACTGTAGGGAGATATGGTGAACCGCTCAATAGAAGCACGCTCCGTAAGGTATGAGGCACGAGTGGCTGAGATAATCAAAGATGAAATCCAAGCAACACACGGCA